AAAGTTTGAAGTGACCGTGGATGTCGCCGACTACAAAATCTCGACCCATTGTGTTGGGTGGAAACGACTGGATCTCGTGCATGTTCAGTGGTTCGATTAGAGGGTATTTGCGTGGGTGGATATTACTGGCTGCGGCTGTCGGCAAGAAGCGTCTGGAGAATAATATTCTGACGCGGTTTCCAGCGATCGCGCCCAGTGCCGCAGCGCCGTCGTGGCCAGTTACTCATTCAGTGAACATGCATGAAATATGCAAATTAGCATTTGCCAACCCAAAAAACTCTCGTCACTATCCGCGCTATGCAAAAACGCAATGTTTCTATCGTCTTACGAGAACTGCTGGACCGTGACCGGATCTCCCCCATGGAGCTTCACCGGCGCACTGGCGTACCTCAATCCACGCTGTCCCGGATCCTCAGCGGCAAGATCGTTGACCCCTCGGACAAGCACATCTCCCGCATCGCCGAGTACTTTCGCGTCAGCACCGACCAACTGCGCGGACGCGTAGCCATCGGTGCCTTGCGCGAAGACCTGCGTGACCCGACCCATTCGGAACTCAAGGACATTAGCCTGTGGGACGACGACACCCCCGTGAATGATGACGAGGTGTCGATCCCTTTTCTGCGCGAGGTTGAATTGGCTGCTGGATCAGGAAGATTCGTCATCGAGGAAAGCGAGAAGGCCAGCTTGCGGTTTGGCAAACGCAGCCTGCGGCATAACGGTGTGCAGTTTGACCAGGCCAAGTGCGTGACCGTACGTGGCAACAGCATGCTGCCCGTGCTGCGTGATGGCGCGACGGTTGGGGTCAACGCGGGCAAGAGCGGGATTGGCGATATCGTCGATGGGGATTTGTACGCCATCAACCATAACGGCCAACTGCGGGTGAAACAGCTCTATCGCCTGCCTTCCGGGATTCGCCTGCGCAGTTTCAATCGCGATGAGCACCCGGACGAGGACTACAGTTTCCAGGACATCCAGGATGAGCAGATCAGCATCCTCGGCCATGTGTTCTGGTGGGGTATGTACGCCCGCTAACCTCCTTTTGTAAGACAAAACCCGCCATTGCGCGGGTTTTTTTTCGCCTGCCAAAAGCAGGCATGCCCAACGCCCGCAAGGCTTTCGATGCACTTATGCAATTGTCTTCGCAAAATAAATGCATTGATGCATTGACTGTATATCCATACATGCATATTCTCCATCTCAAGCCAGCCAAGAAGGCCTGGTGGAGGCGGCAAGGATGCTGCCAAGGAAGACAAGGAAGGCACGCAATATCGGCAAGGACGCCATCAGAGCGATGGCAAGGACGCCAGGAAACACCGGCAAGGATGCCGACGCTCTTTAGTTACACCGCATGACAAGAACAGGCAGCGATGAACCGGCCTCAACGGTTCAGAGGGTTGGCAACTGACCCGGGTGTGCAGCGTAAAGCACCAGAAGCAGTTATCCGGCAGACAGGGATCGTGGTCGGAAAAATATCGAGGGAAGAACCGTACCGCGCCAGTAGCGCCGACAGTTCGCGGGACGCATTACTGAAAAGCCTGGGCAGCCGGGCTTTTTGGAATGCCTACCGACACACGGAAGTATTCAAACCCCGGCACCGTGCCGGCATTGCTCAGCCAGGAGGCGTGATATGACAAACGAGCAGCAAGCGTTAGCGGAAATGCCGATCTGGCTGGTGATCGTGCTGGCCCTGATCGGCGGAGTCAGCGGTGAAATGTGGCGCGCCGACAAGGAGGGCGCCCGGGGCTGGTCGCTGGTACGGCGCCTGGCCTTGCGGTCCGGGGCGTGCATGGTCTGCGGGGTTTCGGCCGTGATGCTGTTGTACGCCGCCGGCCTGTCGGTCTGGACCGCCGCCGCGCTGGGGTGCCTGACCGCCATGGCCGGCGCAGACGTGGCCATCGGCCTTTATGAACGTTGGGCGGCCAAGCGTATCGGCGTCAACCGCCCGGATCAGCAGTAACCGCTGCAAGGACGCAACAAGATGACCTCTATCGAAAGAACCTCCCAACTGCCCATGGCGATTGAGGACGCGCTGAAGAGCGCGTTCCCACAATTGCGTGTAGGTAATCATCAGGACTTCACCGGCACCGGCGATAAGACTGGCGTGCTTGTCAGCATGGAGCGCAACGGCCCCGGCGTGCGTTCCCTTGAGGGGCGCAAGGCGCATGTGTTGTCCGTTTCACTCAAGGCCAGGGTTGCCAGCGGGGCCGCAGCGTTTGATGCGTGCGACCTGGCCAGCCAACTGATGGACCTGGCCCTGGACAACCGCTGGGGCCTGCCGCCGGATCAGTGCGATTTGCCCACGGCCATCGTCGCTGCACCTTCTGCGCTGAACGGCGTGGAAACGGATTACGACACCTGGACCGTGTCCTTCAGCCAAACCCTCTACCTCGGCCCGCGCCTCCTCGAAGATCCCACAGGCAAACCGTTGTTTGCCCGCACCTGGGAAGTCTCCGACATCAACGACCCGGATCAATATCGCCCACTTCAGGAGTAGTCCATGTTCGACGCATTGCTGCGCATGCAACTCGGGCCGATCGTCGAGCGCCTGGTGGAAATGGAAACCCAGCTCGAAGACCTGTATCGCCGTGCGGAAAGTTTCTGCCGGATTGGCGTGTGCCAGGAGGTCGACGCCGCCAGCAACACCTGCAAGGTCAGTCATGGGGATTTGCTCAGCCCGGCCATCCGTTTTTTCAATCCCAGCGCCGGTTCGCAGACTGAAACTCGCATTCCCTCGGTGGGTGAACAATGCCTGTTGCTCAACTACGGCGGCGGCGAAGGCGGAGCACAGTCCGTGGCCTTGTTCGGCCTCAACAGTAGTCTGTTTCCGCCAGTGTCCGGCGTGGCCTCGCTGACCCGGCGCCGTTATCAGGACGGCACCCAAAGCGACTACGACGATGCCAGCCATACGTTCAACTGGAGCAACGGGCCGACCACCGTCAGCGGTTCCCGCGAACAAGTGAACGTGACCGTTGGCGCCGCCACGCTGGCGTTGACCAAAGACAGCATCACCCTGCAACTCGGCGCCAGCGGCTTGCTGCTGGATGCCGCCGGCGTGCATTTGAGTGGCCCTGTGGTGGACCACCAAGGCCGCGTGATCAGTAGCGCATAAGGATTTGCCATGATCGGAATCGATAGGAACAGCGGGGCAGCGGTCGATGACTGGCTGCAATTCGTACAGCGCGCCACCCGAGCGTTGACCACCCCGGTGGGCACTCGCCAGAAGCGCCCGTTGTACGGCTCGAAGATCCCGCAACTGCTCGGCCAGAACCTCGGCGACGACCTGTTGATCCTCGCCCAGAGCCACGCCGCCGACGCGTTCTACAACGCACAGAACGGCATCACCGACTTTCAACCCCAGGTCATCGTCGCGACCCGCCAGGGCGCTGGTTTGTTGCTGCGTTTTGCCGGCACCTGGAAAAACCGTCAACAATCTTTCGAGGTCGTTACATGAGCATGCTGATCCCTGGCCAGAACCAACTGGCAGAACCGGCGATTATCGCGGTCGACGCTTTCGAGCCGTTGTTGGCGGAGTTCAAGGCGTTCGTTGTCGACTACGTGGCCACCCGAGCGCCGCAAAGTGCGGCCAAGCTCAAGCTCAGCCTCGACAATGAAAGCGAGCTGCTGACCCTCGCCCTGGAAGCGTTTTGCGTACGCCTGCAAACCCACGAACGCCAATACAATGCGCGCATCAAGCAGATGCTGGCGTGGTGGGCCACCGGCAGCAACCTGGATGCGCGCCTCGCGGACATGGGCCTGGAGCGCCAGGTGTTCGACCCTGGCGACCCGGCGGCATTCCCGCCGGTGCCGCCGACGCTGGAAAGCGACGATGACGCTCGCCTGCGCTATTACCTGGCACCCCACGCCCCGGCGGCGGGCTCGCGCATGCAATATCGCCGCGAAGTATTCACCTTGGGCGAGCGGCCAGCGGTCAAGGTGCAAAGCGCCGCGTCGGGCGTGGTGACGGTCAGCTACACCTTCAACCCGGACGGCTATGCCGCGCGGATCAAGGATGGCAATGGTCGGCGTACGGCGCCTGGCGAGGTGATGGTCACCGTGCTCTCCCGGGACGGCGATGGCAGCGCCTCTGCCGATTTGCTTGACGGCGTGCGGCGACATTTCGCACGGCCCGATGTACGACCGGAAACCGATCTGGTCACGGTCCAGGGTGCGCAGATCCAACGCTACAAGATCCGCGTGGTCGCCAAGATCAACGCGGGCCCCGATTCGGGATTGACCCAGGTTGCCGCGCAACAGTTGCTGCAAACCTATGCCGATTCCTGTCATCGCCTGGAAGGTCGGGTCGATCCGAGCTGGATCGACTACGCCATCCACAGCGCCGGCGCTGCGCAGCTGCAAATCCTTGAACCGCTGGCGCCGATCATTAGTTCGGCGTTCCAGGCCCCGTATTGCACGGGCGTCGAGGTGGAGGTGCGCACGCTATGAGTGAGCCCAAGACGAGCCTGTTGCCGGCCAACAGTTCACCCCTGGAAAAGGCCCTGGACCTGGGCTTCGGCTACTTGCTGGAGCGGGTCACGCCGCCGTTTCCCCAACTGATGGACCCGGATCGTACGCCGGCAGCGTTTTTGCCCTACCTGGCAGCGGACCGCGCGGTGAACGAATGGAGCACCACCGCCCCCGAGGCCGAGAAGCGCCTGACCGTCAAGCTCGCCTGGCCCACTGCCCGCCAGGCCGGCACTCGCCAAGCCCTGGAAAACGCCGTCAAAGGCCTGCGACTACGCCCCGAAGTACGTGCCTGGTACGAGCAGAAACCGCGAGGTGTGCCCTACAGCTTTGCCGTCCGGGTCTGGACCGAATTGCCCTACAGCGAAGCCACGGACCTGCGACTCGATCGACGCCTGGCCGATGCCAAAAGTGAGCGCGACATCTTCTCGGTCTCCGTTGGGCTGAGCGCTTCGGGCCGCCACAGCATCGGCGGCGCCACGCTGTGCGGCGAACTCACCTCGATCTACCCAAACGTGCTGGCTGGCGTTGAGGCCACGGGCCGCGCCTGTTTGGCAGCCGGGCTCTACACCGTCGAAACCACCACCCTTTATCCACAGGAGCACTAAATGGCTGACTATTACACCCTGCTCACCAACGCGGGGCTCGCTTACGAAACCGCCTGCAAGGCTGCTGGCGTCCCGATCAAACTCGCGCAGATTTCCGTCGGCGACGGCAACGGCGCGGTCTATAACCCTGATGCCAGCGCAAAAGCGCTGAAACGCGAAGTCTGGCGCGGGCCGTTGAACGCGCTGTTTCAAGATGAAAAAAACGCCAACTGGCTGATGGCTGAGGTCACCATCCCGTCAAATGTCGGCGGCTGGTATGTGCGGGAGGCTGGGCTGTGGACGGACAGCGGGATCTTGTACGCCATCGTCAAATACCCGGAGTCGTACAAACCGGTGTTGACGACGTCGGGGGCGGGCAAAGAGTTTTACATTCGCTCGATTTTCGAGACGACCAATGCCGCCAATGTGACGTTGTTGATTGATGACACGGTGGTGAAGGCGACTCGGGCATGGGTAGTGGATTACCTCGCGCAGCAGTTGGCGAAGGGGTCATATACCAGGGCGGAGATTGAGGCGTTGATTGCCAAGGCGTCGGCGTTGCCGGTCGGGGCGATGGTGCCGTTTCCGCTTGGAATCGTGCCGTCGGGGTATCTGGAGGTGGATAACAGCCTGTTCAAGGATTCTGTTTATCCAGACTTGGCTGCGTATCTGGCGAAGAAGTTCAACGTTGCGGGCGATGCGGTGGGGTCATGGGCGCGGCGTGGATGCTGGGCGTGCGATTGCCAGTTTCCAGGCTGATGCGTTCAAGAGCCACACCCATACACCGCCTTATCAGACCGGTATCAACTCTGCGTCCGGCCCTGCTGGTGCTAAAGCTCTCGGCGGTACCATTTTTGATGTCCTTCAGGACGTCGGGTACACGGGCGGCAATGAAACGCGTCCGCGCAACCTGGCGGTGATGTGGTGCATCAAGACCTGGAGCGCGCCGATCAATCAGGGAAATATTGATATTTCAGCCTTGGCGCCTTTGGCGGTTCAGGCGACGGAAATCAATCAAGGCACTGCGAAAGTGGCAACCCAGGCACAACTGAATGCCGGGTTGGATGATGCAGTTATTGTTACCCCCAAAAAACTGCGCGTCGGGTTTTCCATTTCACTCGGCATGCCTGGGCATATCGCATTTCCTTCTTGGTTGGGCGGGTTGGTTATCCAGTGGTTCAAAGGGCCCGTCAGCGGTCTTGAATCAGTCGCTTATCCCGCGGTCAGTTTTCCTCTCGCATTTCCCAATGCGTGTCTGATCTCTTCTGTCTCGACCATGGGTAATGACACGGTGTTTTCTGACCAGATGTTCCAAGTAAGTAGCTGGAACAAAGAGACCGTCAAACTATTTCCTCAGTGGTTCGGTACCGCGAACCAAGGGCTTGTCTTTCCGCTGGTGATTGCAATCGGTTATTGAGGAGGTTCCATGTTTTATTCACCGTCCACCCACGGGCTTTACTCGTTGTCGCTACATGGCAAGAACATGCCGTCCGATGTGATTGAAATGTCGGAAAAAGAGTATGCGGATCTCAGCGAACGGGGTTTCGCAATTTCGGATCCTGGTGTTTCTCCAACCGTTGAAGATGTTGTCGCTCGGGAACGCGCCTGGCGCGGTTATGAGTTGTCGTCAGTGAAATGGCTGCGCGAACGCCATCGCGATCAGCTCGAAATTGAAGTTGATCCCACGCTCTCCGAGGCGCAGTTCAAAGAACTGCTGGTTTATATGCAGGCGTTGCGTGACTGGCCTCAGTCCCCCGACTTTCCGAACAGTGAACATCGGCCTGTTGCACCATCGTGGATCGCCAACCAAACCGAATAAACGCCCCGCACTGACGGGGCGTTTTCTTTCCTGATCCAAACCCCGCCGCCTTGAGCGGCTTTTTTATGCATGGAGTGCATATGCCCACCCGCCAAACCTACACCGTCCTCATCCCATTCCCCACCCACGCCGGCCATTGGTCTGTCGTCGGCGAGGAACTCGACCTGCTGGACGTCGAAGCAACCGCCCTACGCACCGCTGGCCGTCAACGCCACCCCGGCCGAAAAGGCCACCACCGAGAAGGCTGACTAATCATGGCTGAGGTTTTGAACTTCGAGCACAACGGCATCACCGTCAACGCGACCGAATCCCCCGAGGCCATGGGTGGCCTGGGCGATAACGTGATCGGCCTGGTCGGCACCGCGCCGAAAGCCCACGCGTCGATCCCGAAAAATTCGCCGTTCCGTATCAACAGTTTCACCGCCCAGGCGTTGCTGGATCCTACCGGCGCCGAGTCGGGCACGCTGTTTCATGCGGTGTACCAGATCCTCAAGGTGGTAAAGGTGCCGGTCTACGTGGTGATCGTGGAGGAGGGCGCAACCCCGGCCGATACCCAGAACAACGTGATCGGCGGCGACGAGCCGGTCACCGGTCGCAAGCTGGGCCTGGCGGCATTGGCCAGCGTGCCGGAAGACCTGACCATCATTGGCGCCCCGGGCTTCACCGGCGTCAAGGCGGTGGCTGGTGAGTTCGCGGCGTTCGGCAAGCGCATCAAGGCCCGTGTGGTGCTGGATGGCAAGGATGTGGCGGTCGCCGGCCAAGTGACCTACAGCGGCGAACTGGGCGGTGCCGACCTTGGCTTCGACCGTTGCCTGCTGGTGCACAACATGCCGTCGGTGTACTCCAAGGCGGCGAAGAAGAATGTGTTCCTCGCGCCGTCGTCCCTGGCTATCGCCGCATTGGCCAAGGTCAAGCAGTGGGAAAGCCCGGGCAATCAGGTGACGTTTGCCGAGGATGTTTCCCGCGTGGTCGAGTAC